TTTTCCTACAATGGTTTTTATTGTGTCGGCTTTACCGGAGCGTTTGCCATTGCCCATAGCACTTCTACCTGCTAGTGCTGCTTCTAAATCAAATTTTGGGATTGCAGTAGGCTGATCATCGCGGCCAGCCAGTTCAGCAGTTAGGGATGTGGCCGGTGTTGCCGTTATTCCTGGTACTATAACAGGCGGATCACTGTTGAGGTGGACCTGAGTTCCTCTTATAGCTGTCTGACTGGAGCTTCGGATGCCAATGGTTTTACCGGCTCTCAATGATAATGCATCTGGTGTTCGTACCGCAATAGGCCCTATCCTACTAACTAAATGTATACCAGTGTTGCTGGTTGCTTTTAACATGCCGCGGGCGGTTAGGTCAACGTCACCGCCGCCGGCAGTAATGCCAAAGTTTTGATCAGCATATTGTTTTATATCTGCTGCGGCATCCATAACAATACTGCCCCCGGTGCCAGTGGCACCTTGCCCTGCTTTCTTCGGTGGACCAGTGTACTCGCCACTGGCATTATCACCTGCTGCACGAATCTTAATATTTTGACCGGCTTCTATATTAATATTTTGATCGGCCCGGATATTGAAGTTTCCTTTGGTGCGAAAATTTATTCCGCCTTCGGCATATACATTAATTTCACCCAGTTCATTAATTTCTACCCAACCTTTACCATTTTGATTAATCATGTAGATAGATTGAGTAGTGTCATCTAGCATTATCTGTGAGCCGCCAGCAGTTCGTAATCGGATCATTCTACTGCTAGGATGGTCATCCATAATGAACTGGTGTCCACCAGTTCTGTTAGTAGGGACCTCTGTGTTCGTACCGGGAGAATTTGCTTCTAGCGGTCCAGGTGTTAGAATACCAAACGCCATACTAGGGGCTTCTCGTCTCGAACTTGCTGTTCCGGCGCCTCTTATAGGATCGTTGATCAGTCCTTGCTCAACAATACTCTTTGCTAGATACGGTGCTATCGGTCTATTAGCATCATTGTGAGTTGTTTTTGCATCTTTTGTATTTTTTTCAGCCACTGGCACTGCAATATCGGGTGCGCCATAACTTTTACCCGAGGCCATACCCGGGATCATATAACCTAAAGTGTTTGGGAAAACACAGCTAATTATGTAAGGAAATAAAACATTACCATCGCCGAATGCAACAAGCACTTCATTGCCAATGTCGGGAGGTACCATCCACATGCCATAGCTTTTTTGTGTTTCTTCGTATTTTTCTATGTTCCGGCCTAGTCCTGCAACTGGTGTTATTCCTGCAAACGGGCTGGTCCATGCACAGGTTGCTAATCCGTCGGTTAACGAGGAGTCTTTTGCTAGTGTTGCAATAAACACCTGTATTTTACCTGAACGAGTGTAATCGTCGGTTCGGGTAACCACACCCTTATATAATCCGTACAGCGGATTAGTTTCTTGTTGTTGTTCTTGAACGTAATTTCTTGCAGTAGGTAAAAGTGGATTTGCTGCTCTGTGCTTAGCCATTGTTAATAACCCCTGTGTGAATATGTTGTTGTGTCATAGATTATAATCCTATAGCTCGACGTGCGTTTGCAATTACCTGACCTAGTTCTCCAATAGTAATTGCGCCCCGGGGATCGGATACATCAAGGTACTTATTTTGCTCATATGTGCTCCTCCTAACGCCGTCCGGGTTTTTTGTACCGTCTGCGTATGCTAGCACAAAGTTAGAAGGTTTGTCGGCATATGCAGGCAAGAATGTTGCTGCGTATATCTGTGCTGCTGTTGCACCTCTAGGCAAGCCTACATCGTCATAATATTGTTCTACATACCGCATTTGCTCTGCTCTGCTCATTCTTGCTAAATCTGCAAGCTGCACTCGCTTGCCGCCAATAGTTTTATAAGAGCCGCCTGGTGTGTCAGCGCAGAATTGAATCAATCCAGTGCATCCGATGGGATTTACGATGCTGGGACTGATGCCTGATTCGTTCTGCATTAATCCTAACAAGTCGTTTGCGTCTACGTTATATTTTTGTGCTAGTCGATCAACTTCTGCTAAGAACGCCGCATCTTTAGTCCATTCGCCGTCGCCGCCTGACACAGGCGTATAGGTACTCGGACCATCGCCGTCTCCGGTATCACCATCACCATCTCCAAATTCACTAGAAGCAATTTGTTCATTAGATAGCCCAATGGCTTTGAGTACAGCATCAACATCCTCACCTTTAAGTTCATCTTCCCAGTTCACCGGTGTTTCGCCTGGCGCAACGGGTCTAATCCATTGTAGTGGCACTGATTGTTCTTTAGTTGCAGTTAATATTGTTGTGAAAATTCCTCCGCTGAATCTATGCTTCCAACGGGATGGCATATACAACCCGCTAAAGACCCCGCTAGAACTCTTTTCGCTCCAGTAGCCTGTGTTGTTATCTTCGTCATCTACGTTGTAATCATATGTTCTAGGGTTACCGATTGTTAGTAAAAAATAGTTCTTTTTTTGAGCTGGGAGAGCTGTGGTGTCTGGTGTAAGTTTTCCGAATTCAAACTTTCCGCTGCTGGTATAAGGTAACCAGTAAGGATCTCCTCGTATAGTCATCTCAATCCTCATCATAAATCCTGAACCTTCTCGAGATCGATAAAGATAACCCATTAACACGCTGGCCGGCCCGTCACTGGTTATACCGTTTAACGGACTAGGCACACTTCTTGATTGAGCTTGATTCGGTGGAGTACCAGTTGGTGTAGTAGTAGGCATTAATCCTGCGGCTTGCAACTCTTCTTGAGTTAGTGCGCCGCCGGGTTGAACAAAATCTTCTGCGTATAGATATCCGCTAACTTCCGGAGTGTAGGGTCCGAAACTGGTCACTGTAATTTCGGTGTTAGTTGTGCGGGTATCAGCAGGATCTCTGCCGTCATTAACCTGGCTCCGTGCCAAAGTACTAATCGTAGCAGCGTCTAAACTTTCTGCCAGACGTCTAGCTGATGCACCAGTAGCATCATTTAAAATACCAGCTAGTTCATCTGGTGATCGACCTATTGCAGTTGCCACAGTGTTAATATCATCTGCAATACCTCGTATTCTATTAAACAACCCTACTAATGATTCTCGTTCTTTCCGTTCTCTTGCTGAGTTGTTCTGGGTATCTCCGGTAGTATCTTCATTTATATTTTTACTATTTCTCACAGTAGCAGCATTTATAACAGAATAGTCTCCTGCAAATCCTCCTTTTGGTGGCACTAACATAGTAGTACCTAAATTATAATCAACATCCAGATTAATAATCTGATCATTTAATCCAGTAAAAGTATAAAAATAAGATTTACACAAGGCTTTGGCATTATACAAATCTTGTAATCGTTTAGTCGCAATTGCAGTGATCTTCACATTTTTTAGATCGACGACATCACCTCTTTCTTTAAGAAAATCAGATTCTCTTGTTGTTAAGGCGACATCGCTTCTTATATCTTGTAGTAGGTAAGGAGTATAGATATATTTTTTTGCATACTTGTTTCGTTTTTTATCCCATCCTATTGTTTGAATTTCGCAGTGTACAGAAAACCATGCAACAAATGTTTGATTGTCATCTACTTTATTACTATTAGGGTTATTCAAATCCTTCAACCTAGAAGCCCTATCTTGAAATTCTTTATTCATGGATAATATCTGTGCTAACACTGTGTAAATGCTGTTGCCTTCTTTTAGTGTTAAAATTGCACCAGGAATAATTTTTTCAGGTTGTGTACCTGCGTCTTGTGCTGCTGCTGCTTCTGTTCGTACATCTCGAAGGGGTTTCACTTCCCCATTAAACACAGGGACTGTGGTTGTTTCCACAGTTTGATCTGTGCTGAGTGTAGGAATACTTTGGTCTTTAATATATAACTTTTCAGGAGTCGCACCAGTTGTTGTTATCGTTGGTGTTTGCGCCCCTGTAGCAGTTAATAGTGCAGATAAGTTAAATTCTATTTGATCTGCAAATTCGTATTCCGTTGATGATGCCTTTAATGCTTCATTATACTTTGTTTCTAATCCGGTGTCACCTTTTAAAAATTCTGTAATCGTTGAACCTTGAATAGTTATATTCTTTGGAAGTTTATAAATTTCATCTGCAAAACCTGCAACGTCAGCCGGAGTAAATTCACAAGTATAACGGCTTCCTGTATTATCTAATGTGATTCCAATTTTTGTAATTCGAATTTTATATGTAACTGTATCAACGAGCTGAGTTATGTCGCCGCCTTCTTCGTTATTATCTGGGTCGGAATCGTATCCTAAAAAATTAATGTCTAAATACGCTGGGAAATCAAAACTTTTCATCTGATCTTCATTTGCACCTAGATATTGTCTAGCCCATTGAATTTGATCTAGAAAGTTTGCGCCGCCTGGTTGAATAATAACAAAAGAGCCTTTTTTCGCTTCGTGGGCGCGATCGTTTTGGTTAGCTGTTTCTATTTCAAGGTCATCAATTTGCACTCCAGTTACACCTGTTTGTGCTAAAATAACAATCTTTTTATCAGCAACACTTCTAGTCTGACCCGCTGCTGTTGGTTGTTCGCTCCTAGCAGAGTCGCCTGCGGCGGTGTTATTTTGCGTACCCGGAGATGTGCTGTCTGCTGGTGCTGTTGCTGTTGAATTTTGTTCTGGTTTTAAATATAGCCTGATATTATACGCAGGGTTGTCATACTTATCCAGTATGTTACCATACATTTCTCCCAAATAGGGATCATATATTTTAGGAGATTTAATTTCTGCCATTATGTGGTGCTACCTGAAACAATATTAACACTTTCTGCACTGGGCAAAAATATTGTTAGTCCTGATTTAAAATCTCTAATCGGGTCTTTTAATAGATCAGGATTTCTAAGTGTGAACACCCACCATAACCTAGTACTACCATATAATTCATACGCTAATAGGTCGGGTCTTTCGTCGTACATAGCATTGATTACATAAGGCTCATCATTAACAGTTTGAGGTAGCGATGGTAAATTATTGACGTCTAAAAAAGTATCATCTAGAAATCCAGCATTGCGAAGAAAGCTATCTTTTTTAAAACTTAGTCTAGGCATTAGATAAATCCGTCCTTATATGCTATTCCATTAGTTACTGCTTCTACGCTAAACTTTCTACGTAATTTATGTGGTGTATATTGTGGCTTCAAGTTAATCATAATGTTAGTTAAAGTAGGGACATATGTCGTTTTACCTCCTACAACCACTGGCACATAGTCAACATTATCGGCTAACTGCATACTCCAGTTAGTTACTACTACTGGAACCTTGTTAAATCCGTGATCGCCTAAATACTCAAACAATAATACTGGAGGCGGTGTTCCTGCTCTTCCTCTAGCAACAGCATCGTCACCAGATGCTGCTTTGGTACAGATTTTTAAAAACGTCATAACAGCCAGTAGGTATCTAGCTTCATAGATATCATTAGCACTAAAATCCGCAGTAATTGGAATATCTGGTGGTCTACTACTGATAAACGTATTGATAGGATAGTTCATGCCTTGCATTAATGCTTCGTTATATTCAGCACTGCCGCTCATAAAGATCGTTGGAGTATACTGCCATACTATCCCGTTAGATTCTTCTAATGGTTTTAGCAAATAATCGGCGTCGCCGTCGGCGCTATCTAATCTTCCGTAAAATCTGTCTATGCCGCCGTTTTTAGGACGTAATCTGGCCCGCCAATCAAACGGTTCAACTAAACTGCCGTCTTTAGCTCTTATTGTTTTTACCTGTATTGTAGCTGCTTGATCAGTTGCTGCTTGCACAGTTTCTTCTATTCGATTGTTAAATTTTTCTTTAAATACGCTATCACCAAAATTAGGCGTTCCGCCGCCAAAGCCAGGAAATATTCCATCTAATAGCTGGCCCGCTGCGCCGCGAAGTATCGGATTATTAATTTTCCCTAGGGCTTGACCTGCAAAACCTTCTACTCTCGAAACTAACGCTCTTTGTGCGTTTGGCAAAAATGGCATAACATTCTCCTATTACATCAATATTTATCACTATCATTAACACATACTTTAATGTTTTCGATATTCCGGTACGATTTCACTTGACAATGATAAGTTATAGTATATAATAGTGGTTACACTATAGGAGTTTACATGACTGTAATAAAAAAAGTTAACTATCTAAACAATAAAGATATTTTAAAGGAAATACACAAGAGCAAAATGAGCTATTGTTATTTGGAAGATGACAAGTACGACATGTATGATCTTATTGTAGATGATGTTAAAAAAATTAACAAAGCTGCACTAAAGCAAGCAAAAGAAAACAAAGCTAATCGTATCCAAAGCGAAGGATATGCAGAAGCAATGTTACAGCATAATACCAAAGATTACAAGAATAAGCCCAAACAAAAAGACTTTGCTATTAATGTGGCCGATATCAACGATGAAGATATTGTATTCCGTGTAATGACATACGAGCATATTCCCGAAGAGGTTGGTCGTAAAAAGAATCCTAAGACCGAAGCTGAAGAAAAAAGTCGCGTAAACTTCCCTCCATACAAGCAATATGCTTATCAAAACGGTGAACTAAAAGAGGTGGCTCGCAGTCACTGGCGTGGTAGCTTAAGCAATGGTGAATTCTGTGTTGATCACGGTAAGATTACAAACAAGCTAGGAACAATGTTCCTCAAGCTTGTTGAACGCTACAGTCATCGCAGTAACTGGCGTGGTTATACTTATGTAGACGAAATGCGCGGACAAGCACTAGTGCAGCTAAGTCAAGTTGGACTACAGTTTAACGAAGCAAAAAGTGATAACCCATTTGCTTATTACACAGCCGCAGTAAACAACAGTTTTACTCGTGTGTTAAACTTAGAAAAGCGTAACCAAGTTATCCGTGATGATATTCTCATTGAACACGGTCACTTGCCAAGCTTCGGACGTCAGATGGCACACGAAGCAGAAATTAAAGCGTTGCGAGAAAGCGCAGAAGCAGAAAAGCCTTCGTTTGAGGAGTATGACGAACAATGAGTCAGCTGTTCAAAACAGCGGCTTGCTTTACTGACATACACTACGGACTAAAGCAAAACAGCCGTGTTCACTTAGATGACTGTCATCGATTCGTAGATTGGTTTATTGCAGAGGCAAAAGCTCGAGGAGCGGAGACCTGCATCTTCTTAGGTGACTGGAGTCATCATCGTGCCAGCGTTAACGTTGCCACAATGAATGCCAGCATCAAAGACCTTAAGAAGCTAAATGACAACTTTGAGAAGGTTTACTTTATTACTGGTAACCACGACTTGTACTACAAAGACAAGCGCGAACTAAACAGCATCGAGTATGCTCGTGACTTACCTAATGTTGTTATGGTAGATGAGCATTTCGTACAAGATGACGTTGCTATTATGCCGTGGCTAGTAGCTGACGAGTGGAAGAAGGTTAGTAAACTTAAAGTCAAATATTTGTTTGGACATTTAGAGTTGCCCTACTTCAAAATGAATGCTATGGTAGAAATGCCTGATCACGGTGGGCTCAGTGCTGAACATTTAACTGGCCCTGAATATGTGTTCAGCGGACACTTCCACAAGCGTCAGTACAAAAACAACATTCACTATATTGGTAATGCGTTCCCACATAACTATGCCGACGTTGACGACAACGACCGCGGCGCAATGTTCTTGACTTGGGGCGAAGAACCAGTGTATGTTAATTGGCCTGATTGTCCAAAGTTTAAGGTAGTTACACTAACTGATCTTATCGACAACCATGCGAATTTACTTGACAAATACACCCATGCTCGTGTAAAATTAAACATCAGTATCAGCTACGAAGAAGCAAATTTTATTAAAGAAAAGTTTGCAGAGCAGTACGGTGTTAGAGAACTACAACTAATTCCTGTGAAAGATGATGAACAGGAATTTGAGGGTGGAGAGATCAAGTTTGAAAGTGTGGACCAGATTGTTATCCAACAATTACAGACGATTGAATCTAACACAATTAATGCACAAAAGCTAATTGATATCTATCATGGATTAGAAGTTTAATGCTTAAAATTAAAAATGTAACAGCCAAAAACTTTATGAGTATTGGCGCACAAACACAGGCTGTAAATTTTGACAACTGCAACCTAACACTTGTTCTAGGTCACAATCTAGACATGGGAGGAGATGGCAGCAGGAACGGTACAGGCAAGACCACTATCATTAATGCACTCAGTTATGCTCTTTATGGCGAAGCACTAACTAACATCCGCAAGGATAACTTGATTAACAAGACCAACGGCAAGAATATGTTTGTTACAGTTGATTTTGATATCGCCGGTAAAGAATATAGAATTGAACGTGGTCGTAAACCGAATGTCCTGCGTCTTATTGTAGACGGTAGTGACAACGGTGAAGCTAGCAACGAAGATGATGACGCACAAGGCGACAGCAGAGAAACACAAAAAGCGATTGAAAAGATTGTGGGCTTCCCACATGAAATGTTTAAGCATATCATTGCACTGAATACGTACACTGAGCCGTTCTTGGCCATGAAGGCCAACGACCAGCGCAACATGATTGAACAGTTGCTTGGTATCACAGAGCTAAGTGAAAAAGCTGACCTACTTAAAGAAATTCTCAAAAATACTAAGGATAGTATCAAAGAGGAAGAAATACGTATTGCAGCAGTGAAGTCTAGTAACGAGCGCATTGAGAAAAACATCAGTGACATCGAACTGCGAGGCAAAGCTTGGGGGAAGACCAAAAGCGATAAACTTGCCGATATGGCCACAACTATTAGCACATTGAGCGAAATTAACATTGAGCAAGAAATTGCTAATCACAAGCACAATCAAACTGTAAAAGAACTGAATGACACTAAAGCTGTTCTAGTAAAAGAAAAAGATCGCAGTGACACCAGTTTTAATCGTAGTGTGAAAAAGTTAGACGAGCTAAAAGCCAATCTACAAAAAGCACAGGAAGGTATGTGTCCGGCTTGCGGTCAAGGCACTGCACATCTTAGCACACACGAAGAATATACTCGTGAGTTAGTTGACAAGATTGCAGAAGAACAAAAGTATCATGACGATATTGAAATCCGTATTAACGAACTTATACTTGCGCTGAGCGAGTATGCAGATATTGCAGACGAAACAGATACGTATTATAACGATCTAGAAAGTGCGCTAGAGCATAAACATAATCTAGATACACTAGCAAGCCAGTACGCCGAAAAGTTAGAAGAAACAAATCCATATATTGAACAAGTCGAGCAGCTACGAAAAACAGGCCTCGAAGATATCACATGGGATTATATCAATGATTTAACTGATCGCAAGGAACATCAAGAGTTCTTGCACAAACTGCTAACCAGTAAAGATAGCTTTATTCGGAAGCGCATCATTGATCAAAACATCAGCTATCTAAATCATCGTCTTGCTTACTACCTAGACAAGATCGGTCTGCCACATGACGTTAAATTTAACAGCGATCTAAGTGTTGAAATTACTGAGTATGGTCGAGACTTAGATTTTGACAACTTGAGCCGAGGTGAGCGTAACAGACTTATTCTTAGCTTAAGCTGGGCATTCCGTGATATTTACGAGAGCTTGAATCGACCAATGAACTTGATGTGCATCGACGAGCTAATTGACAGCGGAATGGATACAATGGGTGTTGAAAACAGTCTTGCTATTCTAAAGAAAATGAACCGAGAACAGCATAAAAACATTTTCTTAATTAGTCACAAAGAAGAACTTGTTGGTCGCGTTAACAACGTACTAACTGTTATCAAGGAAGGTGGCTTTACCAGCTACAACACCGATACTGAATATGTTAATTGACATCCATCTAGGGCATAACAAGGAAGTTTGTCTTACTTACGAATTATATGACAATAGTGTTACAGCGTTATTCTATAATCGAATGTGTATGCAGGAGAACAATGTTGTAAGCAGAACACAGTTTTACAACTTAGGGGAAACAAAGCAGGATGTAGAAAACGGCCTGCTTCGTATTATCGAACAGATTAAACAAATAGAGCCTGCTCTATTAGGTAACGATACCCACGACAACTTAAACCAATTGCATATAAACTTTCCAAAGTACCACAACTTGTACAGCGGTAATGCTGAACTATTTGATCTGTTGCGGCAATTCAACTACTACATACACTTTTTGGAAAATAAACGCTACGTCAATCCCCAGCCTAGATTTTTATTTGCATGTGAAAATGATAGCGGTGTTGCTCTACCTGAAGAAGCATATGACATGTTCACTCCTCACAAAAGAATGGGCGAAATGTACATGAACTATCCACATGTAGGTAAACACTTTACTGAGCTGTGGATGGACAACGATGTTGAGATTCCGATCGAACAAATACAGTTAACATCAAAAATGGCAAGCTGTGTGTATTGCTGGCTCGGCGAGGACGTTACATTTAGTAACCGAGCAATGCGAAGTATGCACCAGTTCTATAAGCAAATACATCACAAGTTGCCATATAGATGGGGCGACAGTCGTTTAGCTATTGGCTATTTGCCACTAGGGCATATAACGCATAATATAGACTTATATGCAGTTAGCCAAAACAAATATGTTCATAGCTGGACCTGTAGGTAAGTATATGGATGGTACCAGAATGGCATTATAATGGCGAACCCGTTACTATACTACCCGAAGACTGTGAAGCGTTTGTTTATTTGATCACTAATCTTACCAACGATAGAAAATACGTTGGTAAAAAGTTAGCCCGATTCAAAAAAACACGCCCCCCACTAAAAGGTAAAAAGAACAAAAGACGCAGCTCAGTAGAAAGTGACTGGCGCGACTATTGGGGCAGTAACGATCATTTAAAGGAAGATGTTCTGCGTTTAGGTGCAGAACACTTTACTCGAAAGATACTGTACTTTTGTCCCAGCAGAGGCGTAGCCAGTTATTTAGAAGCTAGAGAACAATTTGAGCGTAAGGTTTTGGAAACAGACGAGTACTACAACGGCATTATAAACGTTAGAGTAGGCGGTTCACAAATCCTTCGTGAAGCACTAAAGAGACTATAATTACATATACAAACATGGCATCATATGGCAGTTTTACACACACCTGGCAAACACAGAGCATAGCTCAATCCTCGTTTAAATCATTTACATAAGGCACTGCACCGCCCAACCGAGGCCAAAAATCGGATTCCTTGAGTCTTCGTAGCGATTTCGTTACGGCGTCAGATCTGGAATGCAGTCGGCAAGATGCAAACAACGTTATGGCATTAAAAGAATGCGGGCACTGAGAAAAAGCAACCCGCTGGTTAATATAATCAAACTCCACTAGATTATATTAGCTTCCGAGCGAATACAAGTGACGGTAGTGTATGGGGAGAGAAGGCGCTCTGCTTCCTAACAGCACCCGGGTTGGAGATGGTGAAGCTCATCGTGATGACGCTTTATTTTTTGTTCACCCTGTAACGGGTGAACTATGGCTCCACTATCGTGATAACTTCGTAATTAATAAAACAAATAAAAACATATCTTACAAATGAATGAGCGTAGTGAAACGAAGTGAATGAATGCAGTAAGATAAGACACGAAGTGTCTACTAATTGTTGTAGGGATAAGCGTATATAGCTAGGTGTATCATGATGATGATATAGAGTGTGTACATTATAGGAGACATAAAAAAAGCAAGCATTACGCTTGCTTTTTCTTTATAT